CTTGGTACCGGCTTAGCAAGTTTTTATAAGCCGCAATCGCGTTAGTTAACGGAATCATCCCGTCGGCCCTGACCTTCTCAAGCTCAGTTTCAATTTTTGAGTAGGTGCCGACTGTCCCCTTAGCAATAGAATCCAGCCCCATCATAGAAGACTTCAATTTATTGTTGGCTTCGACTGATTTGACGATCCCGGCAGTGATTGCGGCGAAACTGATCCCCGCAGCGAGCCCCATATCCCTCCAGGCACTTTTTACTTCTTGAGCATCTTGTTTCAAAGATTGCATATCTTTTTTAGTGGCTTGAACCCCCGCGTGTAAACCACTACTGTCTGCCTTCATATGGGCAACAACGCTTCCGGCATCAAATTCTGGCATTATGCTTCACCATCTTTCCTTCAAATAAAAAGAAAAGAAGCTAAACTAATAGCCTCTTTTCTATCCAAGCCACACCGCACCGTGTCCCGCCATGCCTCGCCCGGCCCAACCGAGCCTCGTCTTGCCACGCCTCACTTTACCACGTCAAAGCAATATAGTTAAGCCGCTTTTTCAAGCTGCAAAACCTCAAACCTATTAACAGAAAACCTTCCGTAAGTCGGTCTAAAATCTCCAACTCCAACCAATCTACCAGCTTGTACTAAAACATCTTGAAGCATCGCCGGATCAATATATTCGGGAATTAAAACTTGGAATTGAAATGTCGCTTCCCACCCCGGCAGCATAGCTGGTCTGGTTCGAGTGATTGCCGACCGCTGAATAACAACCCTGCGCTGATCTAGGTAATCCCATTCATCAACTCCAAGGCTTGCTAATTCGGTTAATGAAACAACTCCAGCCTTAAATAAATCCATTGCACTCTTCCGTGGGCTACGGGGGTCTTGTCGGTATTTAGCCGCATGAATCAAGGATTGTCTCACATATTCTCCAGGAATACAAATCTCACCGACTTCATTTTGATAGACATAAGCGTCAAGATTATCGGTTTTCTTTGCCGCACTTCCTTTAGCAGCCTTTCCTTTGGCTTCAACATCCTCATTAGACCACCGGTGAAATAATAGCGCAGCGGTTCCCTTAACTGTGAATTCAGCGATATAAGGAGCCATAAAAGCACCTTCCGCATCATTAGAAACCTCGGATAAAATATCTTTTTTCTTAGCCATACCGATAAACCTCCCTAAATTTATTAATATCATTATAACATATATATGTTTTTATGTCTATTGCTAATTGACATTTATATGTCTAGATAATATAATAAATTTAATTGGAGGTGTTTTTAATGTCACCATCATTGGGTAGAATTAATGGAAAAATAGATCCTGAACTTCACAAAGAAGTTAAACACTATGCTATTGAAACAAATCAAAGCGTCATTGGTATTATTGAGATTGCTTTAAGGGAATATTTAAAAAATCACAGCATTAAATAACTATTTAACCTGTTTTAATCCCGGCTCAGGGTTATCCCAATAAGGTTTTGCTGTCTCCGAATCAGGAAAGGCAACCTTAACCATATTGGCGAAATACTTTTCCTTAAATTCTTTAGCCTCTGGCCCTAAATAGCTCCAGTTAGACATCAACCAACGATCATAATTTTCTCGGGCCTGAATCTTTGCAATGTTCTTTTGTAACAAAAAGAACCGTCGCGCCGACATTTGCATCATTGATTCCTCAGTGTAGCCAGGATACCAACGCAAAAACTCTGAAAAAGACCATCCGATGTCGAGTTTGCTAGGTTTTTTTACAGACTCGCCATCGGCTTCTGAAAATTTGGGTCTGTTTGCCCCGCGTAATAGGACTGAATCAAAAATTCCAGGAATCCCTGAATCTGAGCTTGGCTCATTGCCCGGAGAATCGGCATTGGTAAATCGGGAACAGCTTTTTTTAGGAATCGCGCTAGTTTCTTTTTGCCTTCGTCCTCAGAAATAGGCTTCCCACGGCGAATGAGTCTTTGAATTTTATCTATAGCCCGAACAACCCAATTCTTTTTAACTGCCTTTTTTAGTTCATCAATAAAACTGGTGAGGCTCGGATCGGGCCCAACCCCCAACTCGCAGAGCTGTAAAATTTCGAGGAACATCTCAACAGTTATATCTTTAACGTCATATGTTTCGCCGTTTATTTTCATCGTTAATTTTTCCGGTACCCATTTATCAAGGTCAATATAGGTTTGCATTGTATTTCCCTCCTGCTTTTAATTTTAAAAATAAGGAGAGGGTTTTAGCCCTCCCCTTATAGTTTTGGAATCTTTGATTACCGATTACCCAGCCGCTTCGGTTGTGAATTCGAGTGTATACGGAGCTGCTATGGCATTTCCGTTCGCGTCTTTGATCCCGGTGGTCAATATTACAGCGTATTCAGTTAAATTTTCTAGCGCTGCCGTGGTTTTTATCCTGATTGTTTTAGCAGCTCCCAGATAAACCACTGAGTAATCACCGAATACAATGTGGTCATCAGCTGTCATGAATAACGTATTACCCTTAATAACGGTCGCCGGGTCAATGTGTTCACTCATAACAAAGTCGATATTTAACCCGCTATCAATTACAACGTCATCAGCATCACTCGTCGGAATTGTCTCCGATACTGCCGGAGGAGTCACATCGGCCTGAGCCGTCCGGTCGCCAATCTGGAATTTCCGTTTACTAGTTAAGTTGTCGACGTACCCAGTGAAGGTAGCTTCGATAATTCGAACTGTAGTATTATCGTAGACAACTCTAAATCCAGACGTACAAACCGCGCACGGCATGTAAAAGTCTTGACTAACATCGCTATCAGCCAAATTAGCAGGATGAAGCAGCAACGGTTTGCCACGGTCTCTCAGACTGCGCCCAATGTCTACCACACCATCGAAAAGCACTTTTTCCCCATCAACAACCTTGTTAATATACGGGAGGAACGTACTAATATCCATCCCAGGAGCAAGCGCGATGGCAATTTTGGCTTCTACAGATAGGTCAGTTTCAATATCATCGACATGGCCGACAATATCAAACTCAACAGCTTGGGTTTGGGGAGTAACGGTAAACTCAGACCCTTTTGTATAAACGTCTTGCAGGTGTTCAGGCCCGGTCCCACCCCAATACCATTTTGCAGGTCCCATTTGCCACTGTGGCATGTAATCACATCCTTTCGTAAATTTTAGTGAACAATAAAGGTAAAATTCCAGGTAAACTTATCCCGTCCGTTTTCATCCCGGCCCAAATAAAAAGGCGCCGCCTGTAATGGCTGCACCAAATGAATGTAATACGAGCCGATATAAAATAGCTTTTTCGGGACATCGCTTGGAATAAACCAGTCTTTAAACTTTTTTATCAGGGCTTGAGCTTCGTCGTAACCCGCCCCCCGAAACACAAATTGGAACGTCAAATCGCCTCTCGTTATGTCCGGATCTTTAGGCCATCCGCCCGTGTCAAAAATAGCTATGCAATTGTCGGGAGAATCGGGAAGATATGAATAGAATAGAGTTTCACCTATCACTCCTAAATCCGGAGTTACAAGCGCCTCCTCTCCTTCCTCTGGTTCCGAAGGAGAGGCGCAATATTCAGCTAATTCTTTTGCATTCATCTTCTCACACTCCTAACTGCATCAGCGATATTCTTAGCAAACTCCCGGACAAACTCTTTGAGAGGCGTTTCCAAGTATTTAGCTTGTCGGCCTTCCTTGTGTCGATAACTCAATT